GGTTTAAATTCAATTGTTACCTATCAATTTAAAGCGGACAAAACAGTTAGTTTTGATGTTGATGTATTGTATCAAGATCCAAGCGGAACAATTTACACAGGGTTTGGAAATACAATTAGCTTAACGTCAACTTTGAATGCTTCAATTTTAGCACCTAATTTAAAGATTGCGGATTTTGTTTCAGCTATTTTTAAAGCGTTTAATTTAGTTTGTGTTGGTGAAAACGAAACGACATTCACAATTGAACCTTTGCAAGATTGGTATAGTTTAGGAGGCGAAAAGGACATAACGAAACACGTAATTAATTCAAGTAGCGTTAAGAGATTACCACTTTACAAACAGATAGCATTTAAGTATAAAGAAAGTAAATCGTTTTTAAATAAAAACTTTTCAGCTTTGTTCAATCGTCAATACGGCGACTTAGATTATTCATTTGAATACGATGGAAGTGAATTTAAAATTGAGTTACCATTTGAGAATATCCAATTTGCAGAATTAGAAACAAGTAATTTGTTTTGCACGTTTTTAATTGAAGAAAATCAATCAGCGTATGTTCCCGAACCTTTGCTTTTATATTTAGGGGGCGAAGAAACGGCAACAACTTTTAAATTCTTTGACGGCTCAAGCTATCTAAACGTAACAGATTACGCACTTTTCAACAGTGTTAACACAACGGGATTTTCACTTTGTTTTGGTAACGAATTCAATATTGTAACGCAAGAAACAGAACCAAACAGCCTTTACCAAACTTACTATTCTAATCACTTAGGCAACCTTTACGACTTGCAACAACGGTTGTTTTCATTTACAGCGATGTTACCAACTGGCGTTTTAGCTAACTTGAAAATGAATGATAAAATTATTATTAAGGACAAACGATATTTGATAAACGATATTTCAAGCACACTAAACAACGGCGAAGTGAAAATGAATTTAATTCGTGAATTGGTAACTATTGCGCCCGATTGTGAATGTATAAAAGTAACTTATACCTTAGAAGGTGAAGAGCCTGTAACGGTGGAGGTGGAGAAAAACGAAATCGATAATAGATATTACTTTGATGTTGATAGTGTTCAATATAGAATAGCATATTCATCTCTGGCATTTTTGTGGCAAGTACAAAATGTTATCCCTCCAATTGCAGCTGAATGTAGATTGTATTTAACAACCCCTTGTCCTTTCGGTACTTACACAATCGAAGAAGGTAGCATATTTGAATCATTTATTGTAGAACCTTGTTATTAAGATTATGAGAATACACACAATTATACAACTTTTAAAAGTTAGCGACCATTTTAAGCAATCAAAGGCGATTGACGTGGCAAAAGGTTTGAACGAATACACAAGTTCAACTAAGAAAATATTGAAACAAGAACTAAGAAAGCATTATGGAAAAAAAGGTTATTGAAATAGAAATACAAGACAATTCTAAAACGCTAAAACAACAGTATAAAGAGGCGGTTTTAGAAGTTCAGAAATTAGCGGACGCTTTCGGTGCAACTTCAATCGAGGTGCAAAATGCGTCTAAAAGAGCGGCAGAATTAAAAGACCAAATCGAAGACGTAAACGATGCAATTCAAGCGCAAAAAGGCGAGGGTGCATTTATTGCTTTGGGAAAATCTTTATCTTCGGTTGCAAGTGGATTTAGTGCCGTTGAGGGTGCAATGGGTTTAGTTGGTGCGGAAAGTGAGGATGTGCAAAAAGCGATGCTACGTGTTCAAAGTGCAATGGCTTTGGCGCAAGGTTTGGAGGGTTTAGAAGATGCAGGAAGAGCATTTAGTCAATTAAAAGTAACCGTTAATGGACTTGTTACAAGTACTATTTCAGGTTTTCAAAAAATGAGTTTAGCAAGTAAAGCATTTGCTATTACTGGAATTGGTTTGATTATAACGGGTTTAGCATTAGTTATAACTTATTGGGAAGATGTTTCAAAGGCAATAGGGCTTTCAACAGATGAACAAGATAAATATGTAGCAAAGCAAAAAAGAATGAATGAACAATCTAAAGAAATGCGTGAAAACGTTTCTAAAGAAAGTGCATCTTTTGCTACATTAATCGCACAATTAAAAGCTACAAATTCAGGAAGTAAAGAACGTGAAGATTTAATTAAAAAAATCAACAAGGAATACGGTACAACTTTAAAAAATATTAAAGATGAACGTGATTTTCAGTCGCAGTTAAATACAGAATTAGCAAGTTATTTAGAATATCAAAAGGCTAAATATTTACTTCAAAGAAATGAAGAGAAAATTGTAAAAAACTTAGAGGTTCAAGATAAATTAAGTAATTCAATAAAAAACCAAAAAGAAAGAGTAAAGCTTGCGGAACAAGCGAATGAATTAGAAGAAAGAGCAATTGATTTACTTAATCAAAGAAAAAAAGCAGACGGAACAAACGAAACATCAGCAGACCGAGAAAGAAGTAAAAGATTAACGAATGAAGCTAACATTTTAAAAGAGCAAGCACGTATACTAAAAGAAAAAGCAGGGGTTACAAGCCTTGAACAAGAAAAATTTGCATTAAGTAATTTAAACAAAGAACTTGAAGATGCTAATAAAAGATTTGAAAATTACGGACGTGCAGCAAATGATGCTTCGGCTAAAGTTGCTGAATTAACAAATAACGGTAAAAAATACGTAGAACAAACTGTTGATGCAACTACAAAATCTGTAGAAGCAATTGATTTAACAAAAGATGAATATTATATTGCAGAGCAGAAAAGATTAGCTGATTTAAACAAAGCCGAATTAGAATCATTAAAAGTAATTGAAGATGCTAAAAAAGCAAATGCGGATATGCTTTTAACAGAACAAGAACTTGCAATACAAAAAGAAAATGAATCCTATAAAATTAAAATTGATAACGCAATAAAATTTGGTCAAGATACCGAAGCATTAGAAATTGAACACTTAAACAATTTAAACAATATAAATAGAACCGAACAAGAAAAACAATACGCATTAGATAAGGAAGCTAAGGAAAAACAAATAGCACTTGATAAAGAAACAGCGGAAAAGAAACTTGAAATTCAAAGGGCTTTATTTCAGCAAAAAAAGGATTTACAGCAACAAGATTTAGAAATGGCTTTACAAGGTGTTGGAATTATAAAATCAATATTTGAGAAGTCTAAAGGCGTTCAAAAAGCGGCGGTTCTTGCTGAAAGTGCAATAGGTATTGCTAAAATAATTACATCAACACAAGCGGCGAATGCGGCAGCGATTGCAAAGTATTCATTAGTTCCTGGAGGTCAAGCATTATCCGCAGCGGAAATAGCAAGAAACAAAATAGGAGCAGGTTTAGGAATAGCTTCGAACTTAGTAGCAACGGGAAAAGCGTTACAATCATTAGGGGGAGGAAGCGCACCAAGTGGAGGCGGTGATTTAGGAGGCATTGGAGGTGGAGGTGTTATTTCCCCTAATCTTAACGTTGTAGGAAATACTGGAATAAACCAATTAGCAACTTTACAACAACAGCCTGTTAAAGCATACGTAGTAAGCAACGACATAACAAGCGCACAACAGTTTGATTTGAAAGTGCAACAAACATCACAATTATAGTTTAATAGTTATGGAAGTTTACGAATTAGTAATTAAGGACGAAAAGAAAGACGGTGTTTTTGCCGTTTCGCTTGTGGAAAAACCTGCGATTGAAGAGAATTTTATTGCACTTTCAAAAGACTTTGTTGAACTTAAAGCGATTGACGAAAAGCGAATTGTTTTAGGTGCGGCGCTTATTCCTAATAAAAAGATTTACCGTAAAGATAAAGACAAAGAGTTTGAGATATTCTTTTCAGAATCAACGGTAAAACGTGCAAGTGAGTTGGTATTTATGCGAGGCCAACATCAGAACGCAACGGAGCAACATGCTGTTAAAGTTGACGGAATGACTATCGTTGAATCGTGGATAATTGAAGATGCTGAAATGGATAAATCTAAATTATACGGTTTTGATTTACCCAAAGGAACGTGGATGATAGCAATGAAAGTTGATAACGACGAAACGTGGAAAAAAGTAAAAGACGGCGAGTTAAAAGGTTTCAGTATTGAGGGTTATTTTGCCGAACGTTACGAAATGTCAGCACGTGAGAAAGTAGTACAAATTATAAAATCATATAAATGAAAACAAGTTTAGAAATTATCAACAAGCTATCTGATAAAGAAGCGGTTAAGTTGGAATCACAATTAGTGGAGTTGGCTTTGATTGATGACATTAAAAAATTACAAGTTACAGCAAATAAAAGTGAAGATACGGCTTTAAGTGAATTAAAAAAAGGATTGTCAATTTTGGAAAACGCATCAAAAGCATATTTGAACGCAAGGGATAACGCCAATTTAGTAATTAAAGAAATCGACAAAGCTAGGGGAATGGCTAAACAATTAGGAATTGAATTACCTTCTAATATTGATGCGTTATCTAATTATTATGGAAAAAGCATTGGGGAAAATCTTCAAATGTCTAATAAAATAAATCAATTTGTAAGTAATACATTTAAATAATGCCAACAAAAACAACATCACCAAAAGGCGGAAAACGTGGTTGCCTATGCAAGGACGGTAAGTACAAAAAAGAATGTTGTGAGGGCGAATTATCACAACAAGGGATAGGTTCAACAGTAAGCGGTGGGACGCAAATTGTAATCAATCCGAGCCAAAACACAACGGTAATAATTCGCTAAAGTGCAACAGAACAAAAGTGTAATAGTTTAATAAAAAAAAGTCAAATGAATTATAAAGAAATAGTAAAAAAGATTTGTGTTGCTTTGAACATCGAAGTGAAATTGGAGCAAATGAAACTTAACGATGGCGTTACGGTAATCGAAGCGGATAGCTTTGAAGCTAATAACGAAGTTTTTGTAGTAACGGAAGATGACCAAAGAATCCCGTTACCCGTTGGTGAATACGTTGTTGAAAACGGAATGCTTTTAATTGTTACGCAAGAAGGTGTAATTGCAGAAATCAAAGAACAAGAAGCACCAGAAGAAGTTGAAGCACCCGAAGAGGAAATGAAAAAAGACGAAGAAAAAATGATTGAAAAATCAGCGGTTAAAAAAACAGTTGAATCAATGGTTAAAGAAACGTTTTTTTCAGAATACGAAGCGTTGAAATCTGAAAACGAAGCATTGAAAACACAGTTGGCACAAATGGAAGAACCGAAAGCAATCGTTCACAATCCAGAGCCAACGGAAAAAGTAAAGGTAGAAGCACCTAAAAGCACAAGAGATTTAGTAATGAAATTTATAAACCAATAAAATGAGCACAACTTATTTAGCAGTAACCAACGACACAGAACGTCAATTGGCAGTAGTTGAAGCCGTAACGGGCGCAACAACTTTAACCGCAAAAGATAGCGGTAAAGTATTAATATTAAAAGCATCAGCAGGAGCGCAAATCACTTTGCCTGCAGTAGCAACATCAGCAGGTTTACGATTCAAATTTATCGTAGGTCAATTGTTCGCAACTACAGATTGGACGGTAAAAGCACTTAGCAACGCAATCGAGGGAAGCGTTTTAGTTAACGGAGCACACGTAGCAGGAGTTGACGAAAACACTATTTCTTTCGTGGCGTCAGCAGAATCAATCGGTGACTTCGCAGAATTAGTTTGTGACGGAACAAATTGGTATGTGAACGGTTCAGGTGTTTCAGCAGGAGCAATCACTTTAACAGCAGTTTAATTTTAAAACATTTATATAAAATGAGTACAACTACATCAATTACAACTACTTACGCTGGCGAGTTCGCAGGTAAGTATATTGCAGCGGCTTTATTACCCGCACCAACTTTGGCAAGTAATTTAATCACGATTATGCCGAATGTTAAGTTCAAGTCAGTAATGAAAAGACTTGCAACTGACAAACTTTTATCAAACGCATCTTGCGACTTTAACCCTGCAGGAACGATTACTTTAACAGAAAGAGTAATTCAACCTAAAGAGTTACAAGTTAACCGCCAATTGTGTAAAACAACTTTCAGAAATGATTGGGACGCAATCGAAATGGGTTACAGCGCATTTGACGTTATGCCAAAATCGTTTACTGATTTCTTATTAGCACAATACGCAGAAAAAGTAGCTTCAGAAAACGAAGTGAACATTTGGAGAGGTGTTGCATCTAATAACGGAGAGTTTGACGGATTTACAACTTTGTTAGCTTTAGATCCTGCTTTACCTTCAGCGCAAGAACTTGCATTAGTAGGTGGCGGTTTGTTATCAACTAACGTAATTGCAGAAATCGGAAAAGTTTTAGACGCTACTCCATTAGCAGTTTCAGCACGTGAGGATTTCCATATTTATGTTTCAACAAACGTATTTAGATTGTACGTTCGTGCATTAGGTGGTTTTGCAACTAACTTAGGAGCAAATGGTATTGACGGTAAAGGTTCAATGTGGTTTAACGGAGGTGCTATCCTACCTTTCGAGGGTGTTAAATTAGCACACGCACCAGGTTTGCCTGCATCTACAATGATTGCAACAACTAAAGAAAATTTAGTATTCGGAACTGGTTTAATGAACGATGCACAAGAGGTAAAACTTTTGGATATGGCAGATGTTGACGGTTCACAAAATGTAAGAATCGTTATGAGAATGACTGCAGGTGTTCAATATGGTGTTGTTGAAGACATCGTAACTTACAATGTTACTAACTCTGTAAACTAAGAACCATGTGCGACTTAGCTAACGGAAGATTAGAAGTTTGTAAGGACTCAATCGGTGGATTAGACGCGGTATATTTAATTAACTTCGGGGATTTTAACCCCGAGGTTGATGTAAGTTATTCAGCAACGGCAGGTGAGGAAGATATTATCACGGCTATTGCAAACGTAACAGCGTGTTTTAAATTCACTTTAAAAGGAACTAATAGTTTCACTGAAACTATCACAACGGACAGAAACAACGGTACAACTTTCTTTTCACAAGAATTAAGTATTACGTTGAAAAAGCAGGACGCAAAAACTACTAAAATGGTTAAATTGCTATCATACGGAAGACCGCATATTATTGTAAGAGGTCGAGACAACCTTTACAGAATTGCAGGTTTAAGACGTGGAATGGATTTAACAGCAGGAAGTATTGCAAGCGGTGTTGAGGCAGGCGATATGAACGGTTATACATTGACGTTTACAGGCATCGAAAATTTGCCAGCAAACGTAATCAATTGTAATACCGAAGCAGGTTTATTAACTGATTTGACTGGATTAACGTCTTTCACAACTACATAATTTTGTTTGATTGTCTCCATAGAAAGGGGTTGCAGAAATGTAACCCTTTTTTTATGCAACAGTTTTCTACTTTAATAGTTTTATAAATATGAATGTTTTACAAGTAAGTACATCAAATCAAATATTGAAATGCGCGCCACGTAGCACAACGATAACAAGTATTGTAGTGATTGACCAAGAAGCAGGAACAAGCGCAACGATTAACGCACCGACTATAATTGACTATGGTTATTATATCGGAGTACAAGCGGTGTATTCACTAAAGGCAGGGCGTTTCTATATTGTGCAACTTTATAACTTAACTAACTTTTTAGGTAGTGAGCAGGTTTGGTGTTATAAAGCAGGTTTGCAAACTGACGAACATTCAAGTAATAATGATTTTGTAATGCTATGAATATAGACGTAATAAATTTGGCGCAGTACGAAGCACCGCAAATAATAGAATCGAAGCAAAAAGGTTGGGTTACTTTTGGCGAAAATCAAAGTTACTTTCAATTTCTTATAGACCGTTATCGAAAAAGCGCAACGAATCAATCCATTATAAACAACGTTACCCGCTTAATGTATGGTAAAGGATTAGGAGTAATTGATGCGAGCAGAAAACCTACTGAATACGCGCAAGTGATGGCTTTGTTTAATAAGGATTGTTTAAGAAAACTTTGCTTTGATTTAAAAACATTAGGGCAATGTGCAATACAAGTACACTACAACGAGAAGCACGATAAAATTTTAAAGGCGTTTCATATTGACATGAATCTTTTAGCACCTGAAAAATGCGACGATGAGGGTAAAATTAACAATTGGTATTACTCAAATAATTGGGAAGATATTAAGAAATTCCCGCCAAAGAAATTTGCTACATTCGGAAGTTCAAATGATAAAATTGAAATATTAGTTATTCGACCTTATGCAATTGGAATGAAGTATTTTGCTTTACCCGATTACGTTGCAGGAACGTCTTATGCGTTACTTGAGGAAGAAGTTAGCGATTACCTTATTAACGAGGTGCAAAATGGTTTTAGTGGCACGAAAGTAGTAAATTTCAACAACGGGCAACCCGACATTGAAACGCAGAACTTGTTACAATCACAAATTAAAAACAAGCTAACTGGTAGTAAAGGACAAAGGGTAATAGTTGGATTCAACAATAACAAAGAAACGGCAACAACGGTTGATGATATTCCTTTGAACGATGCGCCCGAACACTATCAGTATCTTTCAACTGAATGCGAACGCAAAATAATGGTTTCGCACTCCATTACAAGTGGTTTGCTTTTAGGATTAGGAAGCGCAAACGGTTTCGGAAGCAATGCGGATGAATTGAAAAATGCTTTTGTATTGTTCGATAATATGGTTATTAGACCGTTACAGCAACTTTTGATTGATGGATTAGAACAAATAATATCTTTCAACGGGAACACGGCTAAATTGTTTTTTAAAACGTTACAACCTTTGGAGTTTACTGATTTGGAAAACGTACAATCGAGCGAAGATAAACAAGAAGAAACGGGAACGGAATTGAGTTCACAAATTGACATTAGTGCATTCGGAGAAGAAGTTGGTAAAGATTGGGTTTTGATTGATATTAAAGAGGTTGATTACGAAAATGACGACAACGAAAACGAAATGCTATCTAAGGACTTAGAACCGTCACTTTTGAGTAAGGTTTACAACTTTATAAGTACTGGCGATGCACGACCTAATATTACAAGTAAGCAAGACAAAACTATTGACGGAATTAAATTTTTGACCCGTTACGTTTATGCAGGTAAAATGTCAGAAAATAGCAGGTATTTTTGTAAAGCAATGATGAGTTCAACTAAGGTATATCGTAAAGAAGATATTATTAAAATGGAAACAATACCCGTTAATCCCGGTTGGGGTCCTAAAGGTGCAGATACTTATTCAGTATGGTTGTATAAAGGCGGTGGAGATTGCAACCATAGATGGAATAAAGCGGTTTACGCAACTTTTGAAGGCAAAGCAATTGACGTAGAAACAGCAAGACAAATAGCAGGTAAAAAAGCTGAAAAGTTAGGTTATAAAGTTGTTAATAATAAACTTGTTTCAACGCTTCCAAAAGATATGCCGTTTAACGGATTTTTACCAACTAATAAACGCTTTCAATAATGGCAGAAGCACTAATTATAACAAGGGATGACGTGGTAAAATTCACGTCTTTAAACGGGAACGTTGACCCTGACAAATTTATTCAATATATTAAAATCGCTCAAGACATTCACGTTCAAAAGTATTTAGGAACGGATTTACTAAATAAAATAAAAGCGGATATTATCGCAAATACTTTGGGCGGTAATTATTTGACGCTTGTAAATACTTACATTAAACCGATGCTTATTCATTGGGCAATGGTTGAATATTTACCTTATTCAGCTTATACAATTGGAAACAAAGGAGTTTATAAGCATAACGCAGAAAGTAGCGAAAATATTGACCGTTTAGAATTGTCGTTATTAATTGATAAACAAACCCAAACAGCGAACCATTACAGCAACAGATTTGTTGATTATATGTGTTTTAATCAAGCGTTATTTCCTGAATACAATAGCAATTCCAACGGTGATATTTACCCGAGTTCAGATACTAACTTTACTAATTGGGTTCTATGAAAAAACGATCTAAAAAGAATATTGAGAAATTAATGGTTTTCCTTCAGCAAATAGAACAAGAAAAACCAAAAGAAAAGAAATGAGTTACTTCAAAATACTTGACACACTTAGAGCGCAGTTACAAGCGACTAACCTAATTTCCACAATTACGGACGGGCAAATTAGTGATATTGATTTAGCTAAACAAACGATTTTCCCGTTAGCGCATATTATCATTAATTCAGCAAGTATTGAAGGTAAAATGCAACGCTTTAACATTACTGTTTTAGCGATGGATATTTTAGATAGCAAGGAAAAATACGACCTTGAGCCGTCTATAATGAATGCGATGTTGCAGGCGTTAAACCGAGTTCACGACATTATGAAACGAGGGGATTTAAACCCCGACTATATTATGATGGACGGCGATGCAACCTTAGAACCGTTTACAGATAGATTTGAGAATAAGTTAGCGGGGTGGGCGATGACGTTTGACGTTATTATGCCGTCCGATATGACTATTTGCGACACTGGATTTACTAGTGGTTGTCCGAATGTAACGGTAACAGATGGCGATGAAACAATACAAATTTTGGCAGGTGGCACTTATACTTGTGAGGGTGGTTCAGCTTCGGTTGTTGTAAGTAATTCAAACGATAGTTATTCAGTAACGACAAGCGAAAACTTAGAGTTACCGAATACAACGGTTAATGTTTACGTTGACGGCATATTAAACCAAACGGGAAGTATTGTAACTTTAGACCCTAATTCAGTAATAAATATCACAGCATGAGTTTAGATATAAATTTAACGGGAGTTGAAAAGACCTCGAATAAGAAAACAACTTTAACTGATAATTCAGACACGTTTTACCCAACACAAAAGGCGGTTAAAACGGCGGTGGATTTAAAAGTTGATAAAATTGCAGGGAAAGGACTTTCAACGGAAGATTACACAACGGCTGAAAAATCAAAGTTAGCAGGTATTCAAGCAGGAGCGGAAGTAAACGTTAACGCTGATTGGAACGCAACAAGTGGAGATGCTCAAATTCTTAACAAACCAACAATCCCAACGCAAACAAATCAATTAACTAATAACGGTGCGGACGGAGTAAATCCATTTATTACGGCTTTAGATATACCAACAGCAGGACAAGCAGGAACGTTGGTTCGCGAGGTTAAAAATATGACTGGCGCAACTTTAACAAAGGGAACAGTTGTATTTATTTCGGGTGCAAATGGTAATAAACCACTTGTTAGTAAAGCGTTGGCGGTAAGTGATGCTTTAAGTTCAAGAACGTTCGGATTATTGCAATCGAATATCTTAAACAATGGCGTTGGATATTGTGTTGTAATTGGTGATTTGAGCGGTTTAGATACGTCAGCATTTACTGAGGGCGCACAATTATACCTTAGTGGAACAGTTGCTGGAACTTTTACGGAAACAAAAACTTTAGCACCTACGCATTTGGTTTATGTTGGTAAAGTAACACGTTCACACCCAACGCAAGGACAAATCGAAGTGCAAATACAAAACGGTTACGAACTTAACGAAATTCACGATGTTGCAATTTCAAGCGTTGCAAACAATCAAACTTTGGTTTATGAAAGTGCAACAACACTTTGGAAAAATAAAGCGTTAACAGCGAGTGATGTTGGAGCGGTTGCAACTAATTCACCAATAACGGGCGCAACGAAAACAAAAATTACTTACGATGCAAAAGGACTTGTAACAGCAGGAGCAGATGCAACAACAGCAGATATTGCGGATTCAACAGATAAGCGTTATGTAACAGATGCACAATTAACCGTAATTGGAAATACAAGCAATACGAATACAGGTGACCAAGATTTGAGTGGTTTACTTCCTCTAACAGGAGGAGCATTAAGTGGTCAATTAACATTTGCAACACCTGTAACTTTAGCAAGTGCGTCAACTGTTGATTTAATGAGTGCTGGTTCTAATATCGTTTATATATCGGGAACAACAACTATAAATTCATTTGGAACAAGTGCAGAAACTAATTTGATTTACGTTAAGTTTTTAGGTGCGTTAACGTTGACCTACAATGCAACTTCAATGTTATTGCCCGGTCCCGGAAATATGACAACCGCTGCGAATGATGAAGCTATATTCTTAAATTTAGGTGGGGGAAATTGGAAATGTATATCTTACACACCTTATTCACAAACAGGAACTGGAGCGACAGTAAGAGCATCAAATCCAACAATAACTGGAAATCCAACAATAGGAAATTCAAGTGCATCGAGTGCTGTTAATATTGGAACGGGTGCAACTTCAAGTGGTAATACAAAAACAATAAACGTTGGTACAAATGGCGTTGCAGGTTCTACAACCAACATAAATATAGGTAGTGCGTTAAGTAATACAACCGCAAGGGTTTTTGGTAGTTTATTAGCTAATAATCTTAGTAACACTAATACTGGAGATGAAACGCAAAGCACAATACTTTCAAAGTTAGGTTGGTTTAAAACACTTGTTACAACGAATTACAGTGTAACTGGCACAAGTGGTGAAACTATGATTTTACCGTCAACGCAAGTGCCTACTTTGAGCAATGGTACTATATTTAAAATTAACACTTTAAGAATTTCTAAAGGTTTACTTTCTGGCTCTACTATCAGAGCTTATCTAAGCCCTAACAGTAATAATTTAAGTGGAGCGTTACAAATATTATCAACTGGTTCAGTAATTGTAGCAGGGACAAGGTTAGCGACAATTAGTAGAGTGTTTGAGATTGAAGGTGGTAACATTAAAGGATTAAACGCGTCTACTGGAGTAATCAATGACAATGGTACAAGTACAGTTGCAGGATTAGACGCAGCACTTCCTAGTGGTACGTTGTATCTTATTGTAACAGTTACCAACAGTTTAAGCACTGAAACAACTACACAAGAACTTTTAGACATCTCTAATTTTTAACTATGTACACAATTATAGATACTACAACAAACAGATTGTTATTTGTGAAGTCAGACAATGAAGTCTTAGAAGGTCAAGTAGCAATTACTGAAATTTGCACAATTGAAAGGGAAAACCCTCAAGATTTAGAATTTTTTTATAATTTTGAAACAAAACAATTTTATACAAAATGATTAAAGACGGACTTGAACTACTACAAAAATACGGTGCAAAGAATTTATTTTTTATCGCTGCAATCGTTTACCTTTATTTCTCAATTCAGAAAGCTGAAAAAAAGATTGAAGTTATTGAAGCTAAACTTTACGATTGTTATGAAGATAGGGTAATGATTCAACGAAACGCAAATAACACTTATCAAACACCAAAACGACTAATCGCAATTTTACCAAATGAAAAAAATAATTTACGACACGCTAGCACCAAACGGAAAGTTTGAGCAGAAAAGAATAGCTTCGTTTACAGCGTTCTGGGTTGCTGTTGGTTTGGCTACTTATGGATTTCACTATGACATAGTTTTGATATTTATAGGATATTCAGCAACTGCAATAGGTTTAAATGTTTGGAATAAGAAAATAGATAAACAATAATTACTATATTTGTAAACTTTCATATTCGTTTTTTTAAAGGTTAATTGAGCCGTTTGTTAGTTCAGACGGCTTTTTTATATCTTTGTTTTGTCATTGCAAAAATTGTGATTGACTTAGCAAATTATCCA